GAAGTGAAACCAAAAGGCGTAGTTACTGTAGCCCATACTAATTTTCCAAAAGTTAGTGCTACTTGGACTTGTACAAAATTATTATCATTAGTTCTAACCACCTTTATTTTTCCGTAATGTAATTTCATAAAATTTTATTAGTATAAAGGTTTTCCTGGAGGGGTAAAGTACAGAGTTGTTTCAGTAGATTTCTCATCAATTTTGGTAGCTTTCTTTGTCAGTATTAATACGCTATTTAAATTATAGTAAGAATTTTGAACTTTTATAGGACTATTTAAATCCTTATTGAATAGCCCTTTTATTGTGCATTGGAATTGTTCTGCAGGCTGTAATTTGTAAGAAACTTCTTCAACTATATCTTGTAAATTCGCTTCATCATCACCTGAAATTCTAACATATTCCGTTCTATCTATAGGAGTACCGTCATATCTAGTAAGTTTTTTTCTTACAGGTAATTCTAAATACAATTCAACTGATTTTGTAGTTAGTATATTAGTAAGCTCCTCACTAGAACTAGCCATAACTATCTTATTTCTACAATGATCGGTTCTATTTCTTAATACTGGATTATTTAATTCACGAGTACTTAACGTAAGTAAAGGAGTAGTACTAGTAGATATTTTCTGTTTGTAAATTTTATTGCCATTATTCCAAAAATAAAATCCGTTCTTTTTTGCGTATTTCTGACAGACAGAAGCTTTAGTTTCTCCCGTACTTATCTCAACTTTATTTAAAAATTTACTAGTAGCCAAATCCAGAGTATATTTACCGCCCAATAAATTTGTAATTAAAGTATTGTCATTTAATTCACCTAAACTTTGTGGTAATACTCCCTCCTCAGCTGCCTCGCTACCAGTACTTTTACCTTTTATTATTATCCTTCTAGGATTATCTTGGATAACAGGATTAGATACTCTGAATTCATGCTCATTATTATTAAGATTAAACTTAATTAAACTCTCACCTAAAAATCTGTTAATAAGAGTGGAATACTGATCTCCTAAAGTTATAATAACTGAATCAGAAAAACTATCCATCGATTCTTCTAATACAAAAGATAAAAATTGTTTTATTTCATATCCATCTATATATACTTTAACTGTTGTCATAATTACCTTTTATATTGTATACATACTACCTCGACAACTATACCAAAATCTTATTAGATTTTAAGTTATTTAAAGTCAAAACAGTTCCAGGGAATATTAAATTAGGATCAGGACTTGTTTCCGCAGGGTACTTATTTAATATAGCTTTTTGATTTGTCTTACTATCCCAAATTTTTCTATATAATCTCCAATCGCCGTAATATTTCTTAGCTATTAAACCCAAACTGTCACCTGATACTACCTTATAGGTTGAGGTAGTATCAGATTTCTGCGCTTCATAACTTTCTTCCGCTAAACTCTGTGAAATTTGCACCTCTACTATTTTAGTTCTTTTAACCATACTTATCTGAAATTTATAAACATCTTCTTCATCACCAGATTCTTCCAAAACAATATTTTCCATCATAACTGTCCATACTCCTAAAGTTGGATGTACAAATTTTATAATTTTATTATCCCTTAAATGTTTATTTAATCTTCGATCTAAATCTTTAAATTGTACGTCTCTATCACTACCAAAATTTATAAAGTCCATAAATTTTCCCTCAATTTTTATCTTCTCTTCTCCTAATCTCGTTTCATAATCTATACCGTCTTGATAAGGATAATCGTACTTTTTTAATTTTGCTTTTTTCTCATACCTAAAAGAAAATACGGCATAGAATTGCACATCACCAAGTATAAAATTTGAAGGTTGTTGAAAAAATTCTATTCTATTAGGCATAATATTTTAATGTTATAATTTTTTATTCATCTGATACTAAATCAAGTTTAGCCCCCGACCCCTCGCCTGAAGAAAACTGTAGGCTATTTATCTCATCCGATTTAGTTTTAATTACTTCAGCAAGTTTCTCTAGTACTAAAGTTGTAAATTCTGTTGCGGGTTTAAGTCTATCGTTAAATTCCTCTATATTCTCACTAACATTTTTAAATATATCTAAATTATCCAATACACCCTTATCACCCTCACCTAATTTATTAGATATTTCATCTATGAAAAACTTATCGTCTTTAAAATTTCTAACGCTATTTAGCATAGGACTTCCAGGTATAAAAGGGGAATATTCAGTATTACTCTTATACTGTTCTAACTGATCAGGAGATAACAATTTACCGCCATTTAAAGCAGATTGTACTATTAAGTTATCCATGAATTGCTGCTCTGAATCACCTACATTATTTAGTAATCTAGTTTTTGCCTTCACTACTTTTTCTCGGTCTGAAGAAGCTAATTCAATAGTTCTAACTGCTCCAATAGAAGATTTTCCTCCTCCACTATATTCTTGACCAGAAAATAAATTTAGATAATGAGATATTTTCTGTAAACCCTTAGAAAATCTATCTACAGCATCTGAAGTGGCTATGAAATTATCAGTCATATTTTCAAATGAAGTAACAAATTGTTTATGTTTTGCTTCAGCAGTATCGCTAGCCCTATTGAAGTCATCTATACTTTTAGTATTTAAAACTAATTCTTTTGACTCACCAAAACTTTCCCTACCTTCCTCAGAAGCAACAGCCAATACCGCTCTCATAGCTCTTATATTAGGAAATAATTCTGACAAATTCTTACCTCTAGTATCCGCATCAGCCATTATAGGGGCTAATTTTTCTAATATACCCTCAATACCTCCCTCCCTTATTAACTTAGGCGTTATTCCATACTCTCCTGCCTCATCTCTATCTCTAGTTAGTAATGCAAATAGACCACTTAATGCGGTAGCTGATTCTGAAGCATTTCCTAATTTTAAAGTAGTTGAAGCAAATAAAGCTAAAGCATCTTCGGTACTTAGACCTAAAATCTGGGCTGTAGGAAGAAAAGTACCTACATTAGTAGAAACTTGTTGCATAGTTGTTCTACCTGCATGTACAGTACCAGCTAGGTAGTTTCCAGCTGTTTTTGGATCTAATTCTTTATAGGCTTCCAAAGTAGAAATAAGTGCTGCGGTAGTAGTTGATACATCCGTTCTACCACCAGTTGCCAATATACCAGCTTCTTTTACTAACGCTTTACCCCCTTCTTCTCCAAACTGGGAAGATAGGGCATCATAATATGCTGTAATAACATCTTTATTACTTTGCATTGAAGAGAAAGCTACTTGCCTCAGATCTCCTATAGTTCTATTTGATACATTAGCGTTCATCATATTACCTACTTGAGCCAACCCAGCTTGTCTATCAACAAAACCAGATACTGCATTTGAACCTACCCTATAAGCACCATAAGCCAAAGCGGCAGGACCAAGATATCTAGTAAGTAAACTAGAACTCATCATACTTCCTGATCTACTAGGAGCTACTGTATTTCTTGTTCTAGCATTTCTATCCATGCTTTTCATTTGTTTGTTTAGCCTAGAATATTCTTTGCCTAATGTTCTTACCAGAGTAGTTTGTTTTCTTAAATTAGTATTAGTCTTTTTTAATGAAGTAGCCTGTTTATTATAACCAGTACTTAATTTTCTTTGTTCTCTTAAAGCAGAACTAGCTAACTTCTTTTGGTCTTTTAAACTAGACAGAAGTTGCTTATCCTCAATTTCATATTTTATTCCTACTTTCTTTAATCCCATTTTTACGCTTTGCTATAAGATTTTTTGGGCAAATTTTTGAACAGATTCTTTTTCACTTTAGAGGTTTCATTTTCTGATCTGTTAGCTTCTCTGTCCAAGAGGTAAATGTAAGACCATTCCTCGTCAGTAATTTCGATACATGGCTTACCAAAGATAGCGTAAGCATCTTGACATCTCCGTAATTGCAGAGAAGCAATATCTGGTCGAAGTCTTTTTTTTTATTTATATCGTCACCTTTTAACGCCTTTTCAAGAATTTCACTAACTTTATCCTCAGTAATTTGATATACAGAAGGAACTACTTCTGTCTTAAAATTTACTATTTTCTCCATTAGAAATTCGTGATCATCTTGGCTAATATTAGGATCAGTTGTATACGCTTCAATACTTTGCCAACGCATACTACCCATTTCTGTAGGAGGATTTATACTAGAAGAAAATTTCCTTACTGAATGAATTACTTCTACTGCTTCAGTTATCAGATTAAATAAATAACTTCCAGCTTTAATTTTTCTTGTCTCAATTATTTTATTCGCTTCTTCCTGACTGGTGATTATTTTACTAATAGGAACTTTTACCAAAATGACTTTCTCTTCGCTGTTAGGTAAAATTATAGTTTGTCTTGGGTGTAATTTGTCTATTAATTCCATGATAATTAAATTTTAATTAGTAATTAAACAATACAGAGGGTAAATAATTTATTATATAAAATTTACCCACCCTCCTTATTTTAGCTCCTATTTAGCTTACTTTTATTTTGTCGCAAGTAGCATCTATTGATATAGAACTTCCTCCTGTCGGCTGTAAGTTCATATTCTTATTCTGAAAATCACAATTAGCAAAAGTATAATTTACTATATTAGTTCCTGTATTAATTCTTAAAGTAATATCAAATTCAGATTCTCTCTCAAGAATATCATTAATAAGGTCTGTATATTCTTTTACATAAGGTATATCAAAACTTATATTTCTATCCGTTTCACCACTTTTCTGTTTAATCTTTGCCCCAATAGCTAGTGCAGTTTGGGCAGGGGTACTATCAGTGTATGAAAAGTTATTTACAGGAGCTGTTCTTCCATCGAAAGCTAACGTGGCATTTTCTATTTTTACTTCATTTAAAGTATCCATATATTTTTAGTTAAATTCTAGTAATTAATTTATGTTAAGCCAAAGTAACTTGTCTAGTAAAGATGAAAGTTATTTGTTGAGCAGCATCTACGTCTTTATAAATTATAGTTATATTTACAGCATTGGTAACATCTGGGTCTGCTATTGCTTCAACTGAAAAACTTATTAAGAAACTATATCCTGATAATACCGCTTCAATATGCGCCTTTATTTTTTCTAGGTCTTCATCCCTAGTAGTTAAAGGATCTCCAACAGTAGTTAATTCAGTGGTCCATAAATCAAAATCATTAGCTATATCTTTTCTCATATAATCCTCCACTGAAATTCTACTGATATTAGAATATAAAGTTGAAGGGTTACTATTAACATCAGTAGTCCATGATGTAACCATCTGATAAATTCTAACAGCAGATGTTGCCTGAATTACTCTAGATTTTAAACCAGTAACTCTTCCCTCAATAATAACACTTAGATCATCATTTGTAATTTTACCACCATCTTCCCCATCTACTACTTCTGAAGCATTACTTAATGATATATCATTCATTGAAATAACCGCTTTATTTTCTCCTGCTAGTTTTCCCTTTTGGTATCCATAAGTAGCTCCAGCTTTTACAGCAGAAATAAACCCTTGCTGATAAGAATCAGAATCAGTTTGTTTACAAATACCTCCTACTTGAAGAATTCTTTTACTATTTACCGCTGTGCTATCCACAACCATATCAGCAAAACTTTTTCCTTCCTCTTGCCCAAAGAAACCTAATGAAAATAACTCCTCGTCATCTTGGCTATCAAGTAATGTTTGAGCTAATTCCATATATGTAGAACCGTAACTTTGTTCTAGATATATTTCAAAATCCTGATTAGCTATACTTGCTCTTGCTGTTACTAATTCTCCTGCTGTTGCAACTTCTACATCTTTTACGGTACTTCCAACTGCGAATGTTTTATCTAAAGGTATATAAACTGAAAAATGAGTACTATCATCTACGGTACTAATTTTCCTCAAATTTTTATCCCCGCTAGCATTTTCCAATTCTACATGAGTGGTACCCTCAACTAATCCAGTAGTATCACTTACTTCAACTTGTACCAAATTTTCTACCACCGCTCCCGAAACAGCTACAGCCATTGTATCAGAATAGCTTCCAAAATCGTTATTACTAACAGGAACAATATATATTTTTTGTTTATTATTTACTCTAAAAATTTCTTCAACAGCCAAAGGTAATAAATTACCTTTTGAAAAATCACTTCCTATAGCATCCAAGCAAGCTTGTTTACTCGTATAAGGTCCATACAGAGTTCCTGGAGTACCCTGTGGGGACGATCCAACTAAAGCTATTGGAACGGTCGTCTTTGCGGCTAAATTCGCTGATTCAGATGTGTCAACATCTGTTTTGATATACCGTTCTAGTCCCATAATATTATTGTTACATTTTTATTTAGTACTTCTCCTTTTCTTCTTCTTATAAGTAGGAGTACACTCACGTATATTTAAAATAACTAATTTTTCTTTTTCCTCTACCACTTCAGTAGTACTATTTGTATTAGCAAAAGTCGTATTAATTGTTTTTGTTCTTAAAGGCATAGACTATTGTTATGATAGGGCTAATTCGTATTCAAAAGTTTTATCAATTATTATTTCACCAGTAACAGCTTTTTGCACTTTTACCCAAATAGGTATTTCTATGACTAATTGCTGAAGATTATATTCGGGCTGAGGTATATTATTGAAAGTAACTGGTTTTTCTCTATTACTGTATTCCCATTGTACTAACATAGTAGTATCTACAGGATATCCCTCTATTGTGAAATCTTTAATTGGAAAAGAACTATTACTACTTAATATTTTACGCATTTTCCCTTTTAATTGCAATAAATCCTTTATACCATTAATTTTATTCTTCCTGTCGTAAGAATTTGTAAGTAATCTTATATTTAAAATAGTACTATACCAATATGCTGAATATATGTATTTCAAATAGTTATCCTGATCATAATAGGAAGAGTCATTAACTTTATCCCATGCTCCTTCTATTTGAGATAACTCTATTGAAATTATTCCTTTTTTAGTATTTAATATATTCTTGATAATTGCGTCATCAGAAAAAGCCCTATGGGTGTCATACAAAGTAGTTAGATCTACTGTACCATCGGCATACTCTTTAAAGTATTTAATAATACTTCTGTAAAGGTATTCATCAAAATTCAATTCTGAAATTAAAACTGGTTTAGTAGTATATGGCATAGGGTATTATAATTTTCTTATTTCTTTATTTAAATTTTTTATAGAAATTTTATCTATATATTCTTTTTCAGCCTTAGCTATTTCTGGTATTACTACAGGTCTAGGAGGTAGATGAGGAGCTACCCCATATTCCATCCAAACCGCCTTATCTAATGAGCTACCTACTTCTATTACCGTTTTACTTACTTTAGTCTTAACGTAAGAATCTCTTAATTCTCCGGTTTCTAATAATGGCGTATCACCTCTTTTTTTAGAGGAAACTGTTTCCTCTTTTAAAGATTTCCAACTTATATCTTTAGGATATTTACCATGCCTAGCTTTTATGTTCTTTAATCCTTTACTACTTATCTCCTCAATAGTTTCTTTTGCACCTAAATCTAAATTACTTATTTTATTGACAAAATCTACTGAATTTTTATACTTACTCATTATTTGTTGTTTTTATTGTACCTACATAGTATTCTACTCTCGCCTTTCCCAACCATACAATTTCATAATCTTCTCCTTCAAATTCTACAATACTATTTTTACTAAAAGTATTTCCTGCTAAGTTTTCTATAGTTACTCTGAATATCCAATCAACTTTTTCCAAAACACCTTCAGGGATAAATATTTTTGAATTATTCTTAGTAACTGCTTTGCTATTCCATCTATAAGGATTTCTAATTAATCCTATAACATCAAAAGAACTCTCATAAGTTATAACAGCATCTTCAATAAAACCCAATTCATTTTCTTCTGAATAAATAGGAGTATTTTTTATTGTAACTGTAACTCCCCAATCACTATGAAGTTCTTGTTTTGCATCTTTAAATTCTAATTTATCCGCTTCTCCAAACATAAAATATGTTATACATTTCCAAAACTGTCTTTATATCTCCATAATACTGAAGAAAAATCATTGACATTCATAGTATGAGCATCTACCGTACTATTTCCTGCACTATTACTTGTTGCCCAAGAACCATATTCAACTTTATAATCCTCAATAGTTTTAGCTCTTATCAATCCTGCTGCTGTTGGATTACCTGAAGTAGTTACAAATTTTCTATATTCATTTCCTACTATCTGGTTAGTTAGCATTTTAAGATCTTCAGGAATTTCATTCTCATCAAAAAATCCTACTGTATTGGTCAGTTTTAATCCCTTATAATTTCTATCAACAGGTTCTTGCAAACGAATAAAATCCTTGTAAGTAAAAACCTCATAACCATAATCTCTTACTTTAACATTATTTTTATATATTTCGATACTATTTATGGTAACTATAGGAGTATTTTTAACAGTATATGTATCAATATAATCATCCGTATCAATCCATTCTTCAGCTTCGTGGTAATATAGTCTTTCCCCTATAGGATATTTATTTACTAAACTATCAATAAAATCTGAAGCTTGTGTTAATAAAGATTCAATAACTGTATCGTTACCCGAAATAGTTATTCCGTAATATAATTTAAAACTTTCTAAAGTTGAATAGTTCATTATTAAAATTTAATTTATTTAGTTATTTATCCTTCCTTTTAATTAACTTATTTTTATCTAACTTAATTAATTTCTTTTTCCATTTTGCAGTTCTCCGTCTAGACATAATTAATTATAAATTAGAAAATTGCTTTCACACTATCTATTATAACACCCTTTATGAGTGCGCCAACAATACCAGCAGTAACTAGACATATCACGTATATCCATCCTTTTTCTACCCATTTTAACGAGTATCTTTTATCCATACGTTCGAATAAGTTGGCAAAATCTAAAGATAAACCCTGTACTTTATTGAATAGCTCCTTGTGTTGGTCACTGTTAGATTTTTTGTCAAAATCATCCATACTTGTATTTATATATTAGTAATAGTGAAATCTCCATCAGATGTAAAGGTATGTATTGTCTTACCTCCTACTGTAGTTATTGTACCTCCTGTAGCTACCATGATTCCAGTCACATAAGAAATTATAACGATTCCCTTGCCACCACCACCAAGTCCATGTTTATCTTTTATAATTAATAATCATTTTCTCGATTAATTGTCCGTAATTTTTTTCAGACATAATTCCTGCAAGGTATTTGTCTACGTTTCCAACAAATTCAGTTAGATTATTCGCTTCGGCAAATTCATTTAGTTTACCCATAATCTCTCCTTCTATCATCTTAGGAGTAATACCAATAGAACTCAAGATAATAGTATATCTTGTTAGCTCAATTCTAGCATTCTCTTCGTTTGAAGTTTTCATTTCCTCAACCGTTGGTTGCATGCAATCATTCAACTCTTTGAAGATTTCTCTTTTTTCTTCCACTGTAGCCTCTTTTATTTGTTCTAATAAAGTCATATTTGTAAGTTAGTTGTTAATTACCATGTGCATAATATTTCTTGTAGATGATTATTCCTATCAGCTACAGATAAAGCAGAGTTGAAATTCGCAAAGTAGGCACAATCATTTTGTCCGTCATAATAAAAATTAGCAGATGAGGTTCCTTGGAAGATAGCCCCTAGAGCCATCTTTCCACCGGAGATATATAAATTCCCTAACAGAGTGCCAGAAGCTGACTCGGTATCATCAGTAGAAATTCCGTCAATAAACGTAGTTAATATACCATTGTCCCAATGAAGTATCGCTTGATGCCACTTATCATCATTGTATGTATTTAAAGTAGTCCAAATTCTATAATTATTCACCTCCCTTACATAAAAACGAATTACTCCTCCGGGTCGGAAATCAATAGAGATTCTTGTCCCATTTATAGTTTGCTTCGCTATACTAGCAATAACTTCTGTATCTGCAACAATACTCGTATTTCGCTTAAAACGACAAGACCAAGCAAAACTATCTGAAGTATGATACTCAAAATCAGTTTGTACCATTTCTACTCTTTCCCAACTTCCTCCATAACCACAGTGATATATACCAAAATTAACGAAATCAGCCTCACCCCATGTTGCACCACCAGTTAATAATCCATTCGTTAACCCCATTCCGTCAGCAACGAAAGTGCCTGAACCCTCCTTTAAATTATAGCTATTTTTTTTATTAGTCATTTTAGTCGTTTAGAGTGTAAAGAATTTGAGGAACAATGTAAGTATAAATATGTAATCCTTGGGGTAGTGTAGTTGTTCCTGTCACTGAAGTTATACGAGCAGTAATATTGGCACCTGCTGCTAAATCATCGTCTGCTGTAACCCTGTTTTCATTTGCTTCACTTGTGGAGCCTAAGTCAACAGCAGCGCTAAACAAAGCACCTGCGCCTTCGTAGAGGTTGTAGGCACAAGCTTCTGCGCCGCCGACAGCAGCTACATCAAGATTAGAATCAACAGGAAGAATATAAGAAGCCAGTTTGAGGTCATTTATGGGTTTACCTTGTGAATTCGATGCGTCGACTTCTAGCCCTCCGACACCTGCGATATAAATCTCTTCTTTGTAGTCATCTACCTTACGATGAGGCGTAATCCTGAAATCTATGTCTCCTGCTGCCATATCCGAATTCGTAACAACTGTGACTGTTACTATTCCCTCAGCTTCAGAAGCGGACTTAATATACCCATATCTTCGGGTAGAACCACCCGAGTCCGTACAGGTGAATAAACATCGAACGATTAAGTCTGCATCGTCCGCGTCTCCACTAAATGTAAACGTAGCAACAGCCGTTTGAACCCCTTCAAGATCAATCCATTGCTCTAAATAGTTTTGGTTTATGATTGGTCTACTATCGCCAACATTGTCACTAGCTTCAATTTTTATTATCATATATAATTATTAGGTTTCTAAATCTGTCCATGTTTTTTCGTAAGTTCCTCCTGTTTCCATATCTACCCATGTTTGAGGATTCTCTCCGCCTGTTTCAAACGATTCCCAGCTTTTTGTACTTAAATCGGAATCACCTCCCTGATCGGGGATTCCTAGTTCTATAAATCGTAGATATATTGGTACGTTTGGTATAAACATTTCTATCGGTTATTTTATCCATTTACTACTGACGGAATATATAAAGACCTCATTCCAAAAAATACACTTGAAACATCATCAGTGAAATCATCATTATATTCTACTTTTAACATTCCACCTTTTTCTATAAATGGTGGCATTTTACTAAGATCAGTAAGTTGAAGTGTCTGTCTTCCTGGTCTTAATCTTAATTTATTCAAAACGCCTTTTCCTACTAAAAAACTTTCACTATTAGCAGTCTGCTTTGTATATGTAATTGGAACACCTTTACTGTTAGCAAATATACTATCATCTTGCTTATCTTCTGTCGCAGGGTTAATAACAACACCTAAAGCGTTGAGTAGTTTCTTTTTTATACTGCTACCACTAATACCAAAAGGGGACATATTTTGTCGGTTAGGTTACTAAGAAGAAATATACGCACCAACAAAAGAAACTCCATCAGTAGAATGAAAACCATTAATATACCATTTACTTAAATCTTCTAAGGATAAAGTTACCGATTCTCCAGCTGATAATAAATCGGGAGTTGCAGCTACTCCACTAGCTCCAACAACTATTCCTCCTACATTATCATCTAATGCTTTTACAGACATATATCCTTTATTACTAACAGCAGTTATCTGAGTAGCTACTCCTGAAGCTGAAATATATTTAGATCCATCAAAAGGTACATCAGGATATTTTAATCCGTCAGCGATAATTGATAAAAAATCAGTAGGTATATCTTCATCCCCCACACCTGATACAACTACAGGTAAAGGATTAGTATCTACTAAAGTCTGTGTCAATACTTTTATAGCATCTAAAGTTGCTTCTGTTGAAAAATCTTTTTCTGACACTGTTTCTGTCAATACCCTTAACTCCTCTAAAGTTTCTTCAGTAGCATAATCCTCTCTATTGATATTAGTATTCAAAATAAATTCATCTGTAGGTACAAAATTTTGACCTACTACAGTAATAATCCCACTAGAAACTAACATTTCAGCATCTGTTCTACTAATATTCTTTGTTACTCCACCCAAAGAATCAATTTGTTGTATTGAAACTATATCTTGATCTGTTAAATCAGGATGATAGGAAGGTAAACCAGACACCAAAATTTTAGTTAAACTTGAATAAGCAGTAACAAAATCACCATCTTTTCCTGAAGATTTTCCAACCAATGCCCCTGATTCATTTGATAAATTTAAAACATCAATTTCTGCACCAGATATAGTTACACCCCCTGCAACTTCAACAGGAAACGGATTTGAACTATTTACTGGATTGCCATTTTCTGTAGCTATTTGCTTGAATCTTGGATCTAATGTTCTAGTTTCAGTCGGTGATTTTTCTGACATCTTAGTATATTAAAATATTATTTTATACTAGCTCTACTTATATTCTACCCATAAGGCTTCTTATAAGTAGAGCTTTAATTCTGATTAACCTTATACTAGATAAGTGTTATAGTAAGCTACAAAATCTTTACTACCATCAGGAGAAGTAGTAGGCGTTACAGTATTATTGGTAACATCAGTAGCCGAATCATCTTCAGCAGTTCCGTCTACGGTCAATTTTTGCAAATCTGCTTCTAAACTAATCGGTCTATTCAACCCTAATTTTTCAGTAGAACCTATCTCGATAGTTTCTACACCTGAACTTGCTACAGCAGGGAAATCAATAAAATCTACGGATGTAAATGCTTTATTACCATTAACCGCACTAGATCCTGAAGCTAAGATTGTTTCACTTATACTATTTCCTGCCCAATTCTTACCATATATAGTTACATTTCCATATACATCAGCAGAACTACCTTTTACTTTCAATGCTCTTGGTACATCTGGATCTGTTATACCTCCTGATACAGCTAATACAGCTGCACTAGATAGAGTATAAGCGGCTTTTATCGCATCGTCAGCTTCTGCATCAGGTGCTGCAATATATTGAGCTATAGGTAGTTTTCCTAAAGGGGTATCATAGGCATACCCTTTACTTATTTGTCCTAAAGTTTTACTAAGTCGTTTTTCAATCATAATTATTTTTTAGAGGTTTTTATATTTTCTTCTTTGTTTCCCTCCCCTTTATCAACAGGTTTTTTTATATTTTCTTTATCGTCAGAAATTTCTTTTTCAATTACCTTAGTTTTATTCTTTGATCCTTTCTTTCTACCTCTTGATTTTTTAGGGGCTTTTGGTACTACATCATTAACTTCTATTTTACTTAGAACCTCATATCCATTCTGGGGTAAGAACTCTAAGTATGTAGAAGGAATTTCTGTTATCCCCTCTTTAAATTTCACTATGAAACCATTTAAATTCAAGGTTTCATTTGGATAATCTAAAGATTTAATTTTAATTAAACTTTTTTTCATAACATAATCCGTTAACTTGTAATATTTTTATTCGCGGTAGGGATATACTATTTTTTAATATACCCCTACGGTATTTTCATGTTGACTAAACAAGATCAATTATGAAATTCTAACATTCCTAATTCTTACATGAAATTCTTCCGCTCGGCATACAAGAACAGTACATTCAGTAACCATGAACTTAATAGAAGCACCTGTTCTATCCAGCATACTTTTACCAAGAGAATATAGATCTTCCATATAGATAACATCTTGTCCTGCGGTCTTTTCAGTAACTACATATATATCAGAAACAATATTACCAACATATGTAGTAGAATCATCAGCAATAGCAAAAGTAGGAACAAAAGGTATTTTACCTATCATCGACTGATAAAAACCAATATCAACACCTGTAGAAACTTGATTAGTCTGGTCTAGATTTACTCTGACATCTCCTTGTAATGACTGATTTATAGCTCTCTTCATTCCATAAGAACAATAGATAGCTGTAGGTCTTACTCCATATCCATTTACAATATCGACAATCGCTTGATCCAAAAGATCAGTTCTAAATCCAAGAGCATTATTATTATCATTAATAATGTTACTTGTGATATAAGTTTGAAGTCCGTCAAACTGAAGAGCTGAAGTACTTGTATTTCCAGTTACAATTAACTGTTCCTCATCTTGTATCACTTCTCTAATAGCTACTTCAGTCTGCTCACTTTCTTGTTCAAGGAAAGTCTTACCTGCTGCAAGCATCCTATCAGTAATACTCTTAACTTTACCAAGTTCTTTGTATATCGCTGATCTCCTTACATAAGTCGTATCATCTTCACTAGGAGTTCCTCCTTCGGCAAATTCTGAATTATTTAAACCCATTCCTGTCATAACATTCCAAGAAGCCGCTAAACCTGAACCAGATTTACGCGGTAACCTATCCTTCAGAGGGGTTTCCTTATAAGGAAGTCTGTCTACAAAACTAGATAAGTTTTCTCTTACCAGTATCGGACCAGCTATATAAGTTGGCGTATTCAGTACTTTGTTAACATTTTCCAATGTTTTGTCTAAATTTAATGCATCCATTTCTGTTTGTTAATTCTTCTAAATTTCTTTCTATTGACGATGACCTACAACTTTTGCAGCTTTAGCATACGCATCCGCAAAAGACATTTTATCCTCATCCATATACTTCAAAGCAGTTTCTTCAAATTTCTGTTTCAGATCAGCCCCTGGTGATTCATCATTTTTATCATAACTTTTTTCTAAAGCTTGATATGATGCAATAGATTTTCTTCCAATAGGGAGTTTAGCAAGTTTGTCTATAATAACATTTTGCTTATTTACTGTTTCCTCAATAACTTCAAATTTCTTATCAAATTTATTACTAGTATTCTTTTTAATATCCTGCATTTTGAATACTACTTTGGCTAATTTATTAAAATTAGTTTTTACTTCTATTACCTTATCAGTTAAAACCTTAACAGTTTTTTCTAATTCACTTGGTTCTTCCTCTTTCTTCTTTTCTTCAACAACCTCTTCCGCTACTTCCTTCTCTTCTTTAACCTCCTCAGCTTCTTTTTCAATTTCAGGTTCTTCCTTTTCCTCTATTTTTTCTCCGACTACTTCCTTCTTTATTTCTTCCTCTTCCTCTTCTTCCTCTTTTTCTGTCTCACTTTTAGCTAAGAATTCATCTAGTCTATCTCCAATCTTTTTTTCAGTTTCCTCTTCTTCCTTTTCCTCTATTTTTTCTCCAACTACCTTCTCTTCCTTTACTTCTTCAGCAGTTTTCTTAGCTTCATCATCAATCTTTTTATCAGCTTCTTCTACTACCACTACTTCCTCTTCTTCCTCCTCTTCTGATTTTTTAGCTTTACCTTTGTCCTCTTTCATATCTACTTTATCTCCTTTTCTTCCTTCACTATCCATATCTTCCTTTTTATCCTTCTTTTCTTTTTTAGCTTTTTCAGCATCTTCCACTTTTTCTTTAACCTCTTCCTTTTCCTCTACCTTTTTCTCCTCAACTTTTACTTCTTCAGGAGTTTCTTCTTTATATAAATATTTAACTACTCCATCTTCAATCTTAACAGAATTATGTCTTTTAGCTTCTTGTAACTTAACGTAAGACATACTCATTTTAGCAATTACTTCCCCGCTCAATCCATTTAATTCTTTAGGAATAGTATCACCCTTTCTATACTCAAAAGCTGATTTAAATAACATAACTTCTTCAGGAGTAAAAATAACTTCTTTTACAACTGCTCCTACATTAACCCCCATTATAGTATGCTCAGGAGAAACTTTCGCATTACTATCAATATTAGCTTGCCCTTCGGCTACTACTGGTTGATTATTTGATACTGACTCCTTACCCATATCTTTACCTGAAGCAGTAGGATTACTGTGAGAAACACCTTGATTAGTTTTTTGACCCATAGCGTTAGCATAAGGTTTAGTAGCCGCTACTTGTTTTTTTGTATCACCCATAGAATTAATGTTATTATTTAATTTATTATCACTCTCATTTATATTAATAGACTTTTCTTCATAATCTTCTTTCACCATATTTGCCTCTTTGGCATGATAAAATAAATGATTAATAGCTATATTAAAGTCTTTAGGTTTCATATATTTTCTGTCATTAACTACATTCTTAATAGCGTAAGCTAAAAATTCTTCATTTAATGAATAATCGATATTATGATGAGGGTAGGAATAATGACCATCTGAAAAGACAATAAAACTTTCTTGCCTTAATTTTTGGTAAAAATCATAGTCTTCAAATTCTTTAGGCATCTTAGCACTTTCATCAATAATAACCGCGTCCATAAATTTGATCATATTACCTATAATTTCTAAATCGGGTGTTTCAGTATACTCAACACAAAAAACATCATCAACCATCCTTTCATATACTTCATTATAATCTTTACATAGAACTCCCTCCTTATCTTCCGTTGCTAATGATTTAATTTCATTTTGTAATCTATCGTGAGCTTCTTTTACTTGATCTTCGGTAGCAGGTGACATAGCTCTGTAATGATTTACCATTTTTTTAGCCTCTGAAGAATAAGTTAGATCCTCAACTTTTTTATTCTTTTCAGTTGCATTTTTTACCTTAGACCAATTTACTGACTTAGCCATGCTTAATGAAGCATTATAATTAGCAGGATTTTCCACAATTGAAATCTCTTGCAATATTACATCCGTATATACTTTTATATTTCTACCTAGTTCTTTAGAATATTCAAAACTAACGTCTATTACTTTACCTCCTACTGAGAGAGCTAATTCTTTTCCTTTCTTTAATAACACAGAAATGTCATTTCCTAATGACATTTCTGTATCAATTTCTCCTTCTACTTCAAGTTTATTACTCTTATTCAATAAAGCTTTCGACCATTCGCCTATATTGGTATAAACTTTGTCTTCATGCTCCATTCTAATAGGTATTCCATCACCAGAATTAATGGAACTCTCCATACTCTTTAAAGCTTTCAAATCAAATCTTTCCTCATCCCTATCTATAGTAGGATCAGAAGCAATTCCTTTGACTATTAATTTACCATTTTTTTTCTTCGTAAAGCTGGTAATAGGAACAATAATTTGAAACATATAACTTAGGTTATTAATTAATATACACCAATAAAAAAGTGTTATTTATATCTAACTCTTTTTTATTGGACTCTGAGGTCTCTTAGGGTAGTTTATCCCTTTTGAAACGATATGTTAATGTCAAAGGCAATACTTAACTAAATTAGGTTTTGAATCAAATTTAAATTTCTTATGCGCCTTCATAAGTACTGTATCAAATATTCTTATAGTATTGCAAGACTTACACTTTGATTCTATTTTCAAATCACCTATCGCCTTCCCTAAAACTTTACCGCATTTACATCTCAAATCGACAGCTCTTTTATGAAATTCTTCTCCTCTTAATCCTGATGAAATACCTCCACATATTAAATAGTTTATCTTTCTACAGTTACATTTAGACCCATCTATTACTTCCTTTTTACCACCATTACAGATAATTTCTATCTCACCAGCTCCTGTAGCCTTACAAAGTAATTTCTTACAGTTATAGCACCTTAATTCATTCATTTATAATTCTTTAACTTTATATGTTAATAATTTCAAATTTCTTAAAAGTTGGGCATACCCATACTTAGTTAATTTTGCTCTAGCCTGAATAAAAAAGTACGCTATATTATTACTAGGTATCAGATTATAAAATAATTTTAAATATTTATCCTCAGAAGCATTTATAGCTTTCCTCATATCATTTATATTTTTGAATACGTTTAACTTAGGAAATTCTTTAGATAATTGTATTAAATATAAAGAGGCAGTGTCTAAATCTTTTTTTCCTAACTCTCTATATCTTTCTTTATATTCTGGATCAGAAGAAATCAAATTCTGATAAAAAGTAAAATCTCTATCCTTTCCTGCGAAACTATTACCACCTAACCATAAAGCCAAAATATTTGTAACTCTATTAGGTATTTTAGGAAAACTTATACCTGATCTATAATCCTCTTGAGGAGCATTTTTAGTAAATGATTCACTCATCAAAATATCTTTACCTTTAGTATAATTTCCTGCCATAGAAGTACTGAAATCATATTCTAGAAAACATCTACAATTTGGGTGTAGGGGAGGAAAATAATCACCACTAGAAAATGGTCTATTTATTTTTACAGTCTCTCCATCTAATGCTGCATCTAATTCTCCTGTCCTATCATCTAATACAGCAGTCCATGTTTTTATTTCAATACCGTTAATTCTAGCCGTTTCATTCCGCATAAATTCAACCGCTGCTGAAGACTCTGTTCTTAATATAAGTTTTGCCCTATTCATAGATATTTTAGGACTTATCTTCATTAAAGATTTTATTATTTGCTCAGAACTTTTACCCTTTTGAAAACCTATTCTTAATGAAGTAGCTAGTCTAAGTTTAGTGGATTTATCAATACCAGATATTAAAGAATTTACCCTCTGTGTTATTTTCTGCTTATAAAGAGTACTAGTAAGTTTGAATATTTTTGGACTAGTACCAGCCTGTCTTGTTATACCATTTATAATATCCTGACCCCCTAAATTTTGCATTTTAAGTAAATAAGCACTTAATTTATTCTTAAATTGAGGATTTTTTCTAATACTGGTAACATATTTTGCCGTTAATGCTATAAGGGCAATATCTATTATTCTACGTTGGCTCTTTGTTAATTTTACTTCCTTGCCTTTTCCTATCTTTTTCTCTGGAATAAACTTTTGTATTATTTTTTGGGAATCTATAATCAAACTTAAACCAATAGCAGAAAGCCATTGATTATCAATAGCCTTTTTTACAGATACCCTTTCTTTGTTGTAAATAGAACTATCTTCAATATCATCCAATAGATCGTTAGAGATACCATTAGTCTTTTTCAAAAAATTTAATCCTATATTTTTCATAAATAAAAATTAATATAGGTAATACCCTAAAGTTTTTTTTCCTCAGTCTCTTCTATATCCTCATCATCAAACTCTGTATCTACAGTATAATCTTCCGATTCAGCTATAGGTAAATATCCCCTTCTTATTCTAACCTCATCAGCACTTAATATTCCAGATTCTACATCCATTTTATCTATCTCTGATTGAATCTTTTCTTCGTCTACATTAGATGCCTTTTCAAATTTGAATTCTATATTCTCATATCCTTCAGATTTTATTATTTCCCTTGTTAAATACTCTTCTACTACTCTCTTATATTTTCTTACTCCTCTGGCATTACTCATTTTGAATTGAGTTTCACTAGTGCTTCTATTTACATCTTGAGTTATATTCGCATCTAAAGATGACAAACCATACTTGGCTAATTTAATTCTGGATAACCAATCTGTATACTCAACAAATTGCATATCTCTATTATTTGTTTTAAAAGGCGTATACTTTTTAGTATTTTCAGATCCGTAAACAAATTTCATTTTATGCTTATTGTTATTAGTTGTGTAATTCCATAACTGCATAAACTCCATTGCCTTTTCTCTTGATACATCACCTAAATCTAACATTCCAGGTGGAATATTGTCTTCATCAAAAGTCTGAGCATTATGTATACTTGCATTTAAACTGGATTGAACCTCTAGTAAAATCGCCTCAATAGGGGACATACCATAACTAAATAGCTCAACTGAATTTTGAGGATTCGCCATCATATAAATCATCTCATTTGCTTTAAATTCAGCTACTGCTCCTTGCCCTCTAGGATCATCATTATTTATACCTCTAGAATTATTATTATGAGAATTATATCCTCCTTGCTCTATTACTTGTAAATAAGCTGGATCACCAAATTCACCATATTGATTATAAACTGGTCGTATAGTTGTGCCGTCTACTGAATTAATACCTACTATTTCTCCTAGACTATTTGATACTTTTTCTATTGCTCCAGCATCATAAATAAGAAGGTCTTCTAAAACCCTGCTTAACAATAGTCTGAAATTCTCTCCGTTGTTATTTACATTATTAAATAGGTAATTAAATTTTTTAATACCTTCAGCAATTCCTTCATCATCTCTATCCTTCTGATCCATATCATCTGGTAATTCAATTTTTTTTTGTTTACCTTTTTCAGATATATTCCAATCACATTGAGATACGGTATCTTTAATTAGATCTACACATATACTAATTAGAGCATCATATTTATAAATCTGGAATAACTTTTTAAAACTAATTCCTGGCTTTTTCAACCCCCATTTTTTTACTAAATCATCGTTACCAGCTAAACCCATTGTTTCTGTTGTCCATAAAGATATACTTTTAAATTGAGATTTTGTTACTATTCCTAATTTGTTAGCTATACGATTAGTAATTCTGGAAAATAAACTATCTTTTGAATCTGAAGATCTTTTATCTAACATTGATTGAACGATGTCTTTAGTCATTTAATTTTATTAAAAATGTTTTTTCTTAAACTCAGTAGTAATTGTAGTCTTACCTAAAATAAGATGATAAACAAACTTATTTTCACTAACTTTATCAATCTGAACATGTATCACATCATAATCTCCTCCTGTACTATAATGTTTGATCTGCTTATTTGCTTCATCAATATTGTCATAGGACTCTATCTTACTTACTTTTACATTTTTTTGCATCTTTATATAATTAACTAATATATAGTTTATCAATCAGAGTAACCCTTGGTCAATTAAACCCTGAACATCCCTATAATGCTCCTCTAATGCTTTTTCTTTATTCCCCTCTACTATTTTAGGGTCTTCTATACTTACTGGCTTTATCTTATTCAAATCTCCGCTTAAAAATCCTATTTCATTATCTTTTGTATTTACAATACAATTATATACACTTCCTGCTAAAGCATCAGAACAATCTTTTGACCCTCCTATAGGATGATCAATTTTACTGGAATTTATAATTTCAAGACTTAATAACTCATCTTTTACCTCCGGCATAGGATGGACATCTAATCTGTCATCATATACAACTTCCTTTAATGTTTCATAAGGACCAATATCTCTATCAACGGATAATAGTTCACATTTAAATCCTTTTTTTGTTAATTGTTGAATTGAATCAACTGAATTATGGACAAAAACACCCGCAGTAGTAGCAAAATTATGTAACCCTTCTACCTCAATATCCCAAGTTTCATCTTTGATATTTAATTTTTCTATTCTAACTATCTTATGATTTTTTCTTAATTTGGTATTCCTTATTTTTTCTATTGTTTGTAACGAACGCTTCTTGCCTTTCCAATAACCTTCATTTCCTTTATGTGAATCACTTTGAATTTTTCTATTTTCAGGCTTTGCCCACCATTCTTTCATTTTATCTGAAATACTTTTCTTAATTGTATCTTTTAATGTCTTTCCAGTTCTATAATTATTTTTACTATTTCTTTCTGAAATAAATTTACTCATTTTTGTATGCTCTTCTTCTTTTAACCATCTTTTCCTATTTCCTTCTGCTAATACCCTTTTCATTTTACCGGGATTTTCTTTCCAATTTCTTTTACTTGTTTCTTCTAGTGCTTTATTCCTTCTCTCCTGCGCTTCTGGATTCTTGGATAATAATTTTCTCCCTTTTTCATACGCCTTAATAGCGTTATCTTTATGTATTCTACCGTGATCTTTATAAGTTAAACTGACTAAATTAGGGGGAGTATTATCTTTCTTCCTAGCGTTTCTATGATGTACTACCTTACCTTTTCTTATCTCATTTTTTTGTCTCATCACAGCTCTATGTGTATACTCCCATTTTCCTCTGGGATGTAATACCATCTCGTAATCTCTCAAATCCTCATTTCCTTTTTTCCTATAAAGAGGCATTAAACTATCTCCCACTTTTAAATCTAACACTTGTTTATATGAACCATCCCTAATCATAAAAGGATGATTTTCAGAGCAATCTATAAATTCATTATTATCTAAATGTATTCTAAAAATATCCTTTGTACCCGAACGCCGCACCTTCTTTACTTTTCCAAAGCCTATATCACCTTGTTTATTTATAGAATATACATACTCTCCTTCTTTTATATCTTCTATATTTTTGTCAACTCCTGATAATAAAGGGATACTCGAATTCTTTTTTAAAGGCATATCTTCTATATTAGTAATTATACCCTTATTATACATTGTACTTTGCGAACTATCAAAAGTAACTATTGGAATCTTAGTTCCCTTTCTTAAACACTGCCATCCATCGTATGAAACTAATGATATATTATATCCCATTTCTTTTAACGCATAAATTCTATTTCTAATATCTTCAAAATCTATTTCTTTTTTATCACCGCACGTTATCTTTTCCAAAACATCAACATATACTTTCTTTTTACGTTCTCCAAAAGGGGTTTCAATCCATCCTTCAAAATGACTCATACAAAATCCCGCACTATCTCCTTTATTATTTCTATTCAGTGCTAGATCAACATGTATATAATAAGAAGTTCTTAAAGCACTTGGCATTAAATATCCTCCTGTTTCCAAAACGGGATTTTCTCTTTCATTATTAAATATTCTACTAACTATATCTTCATGAGGGAAGTATCCTTGTAAAGCTTTACCAGGTACGGCAGCAAAATCTCTCTTAGCTTTATCAGGGTTAGTCTGAAAAGACTTTTTGTACTCTCCAGGAATTTCCCATACCTCTTTACTTAGATCATATTTTTCATCTGATAGAAAAGCTATTTTATTTCTGTTTACGCTTTCAAGCTCTCTATCTTCTATTATCCTAGATTTTCTACTATTGAAATAAAATTTAGTAACTAAACTTTTCTTACCCGATGGTTTAGAACCCCATGTTGGAAATTGATTTCCATAAACTTTATCAGGATATTCCTTACTCTCTGCAAATTTAGTCATAACAAAATCTCCTTCTCTTTGTGGGGAACTTATTGCGACTACTAAACCATAAAATCCAAATCGTGAAACTATCCTCCTCTGAAGACTATGATATATTTCTTCAGCGATATTCTTCTCATCATTATCTAAATAGAAAGCTGCCTCATCTAATATTCCTGTAAATATACTATAACCTAATGCCTTTGTACTTTTACTATTACCAGCTATTAACATTATCTCCTCCCCCCTGAAATGAATAGTGGCATTTAGTATCTTTGGATTGAATTGGCAAAAAAATGGGGAGTTTTCTACCATTGACCTAATTCCTTTAAATACTACCTGCTGTGCCTGTGTTGCAGTAGTTCCCATATTAATAACTGCAATAGGTTTATCTTTGGTTAAACAAAAATAATCATGTGCGCTTTTAAAACACAATAGAAATTGAGTGTTATAACAAGACAATATCTGAGATAAAAAGGATTTTCCACTATTATGTGTAACTGTAAAATCATCCCACAAATATAAATTATCTCCTGTTACTTCTATTCCTATATAATTTCCTCTACCTATATTTTCAACCGATAAACCTGTTCTCAATACATTTTTCTTCTGTAATCTAATCGTTGCCTTTTTCCTTTCTACTTTTGTAGGTATTTCATCTAAATTACCTGATATACTAACAATCCATGAATGGAACTTTTTACCTTCACATGTAGTTATTTTATTATTTTTATAAGCAGCAAATCCCAAACTTCTACAAAGATATACTGCGTCATCAATAAGCTTTTCATTAGAATTATAAAAACTAAAACAATTATTATAAAAACTTCTATCACTATCTAATAGACCAGCTAATACTTTTAACCTTATTTCTCTAGAATTAAATTTATAACGATTTGGTAGATGTTTATTTCTTAGAAGGTTTAACTCTTTCATCTCCTTAAACAAAATATTTCCAGATCGTTTTCTTCCATTAGTTATTTTATACGTTGGACAAGTCCTAGTAGTGTTGTAATTTATAGTAACTTTTAAATTATATTTTGAAGCTAATTTATAAATATAATCTTTAATCTCTTCATCCGCAGTAGTTATACCTGTATTGTGCGAAGTTCCGTCACCTAACCATAAACCTATATAGTAAGGATCAACTGATACTTTCTGATAACTAAAATCTACTCCTGTTCTCCATAACTTTAGTATTCCTTTCATCTTCTTAGATTGACCCAAATACTCTTCTACAGTCATATTAACTATACTATTAGCCAATTTATCCTTAGACCCATTCTTACTAATAATTCCTTTATTAGTCCTTATAAAACTCAAAGTATGAAATCCTGTAACTATCTTTTCCTCTCCTTTAACAGGAGTAATTCTATACATATCGGATACGCCAGAATGTATATCTACTATTGTCCTAGATTTACTATCGTGTCCCATTACTTTATCTCCTAACTTTAAATCATCATTTCTTTTTACCGAACCATCAGCCATTAATATTTTTGTTCCTACTGCTTCACATCCGATTCCTCCTACAATTACAGCTTCACTAAACTTTCCATTAATAATATTACAGCAATCTTTTCTGATTTCAGGGTATATGTATTTATTCAAATTTAAATAATGAGGACTATCAATAAATGTTTCTATTGATATTTGAGGGACCCTATATAATTCAGGGTGTTCTAAATAGTCCACTAAAAACTTAATGTCTTTATCATTTATACATTTAGGTAAATGCTCTGAAATTACCCTTTGAACGCATTTAGGTAACTTATCAAAACAGTCATTTAAATTATCTAGAATATCCTCTACCTCTTTACTAAACAATTTTTATATTTTAGATAAATAAAAATATATAAAAACTACTTATATAAAATACCTTATATAACTGTAAAAGTAAAAAGACCCCAGATTTCTCCAAGATCTTTTTACCAATAACATAAATAAGCTTTATTGAATTTTTTACTAATATCAAATTCGCAGTTTTCGGCTTGTCCAATTATTCCATTCAAAGCCCAAAACTTACCTTCACCCGCCCATCCATACTTAGTACGCAACATTTTAATCTTTGCATTATTATGAGCATCTACTTCATGTCTGTAATAATCGATATTGTTTTTCATAATTTTAAAATCAAAAATACCCCTGCCATAAAGAACTACATTAAAGTGGATAACCTAGGAAGCTCCAGACCGATCCTTGAACTTGCTAGTTATTTCTTCTCTGCTTGCTGTTGTGATCTTATCTTGTGACGATTAACTAAATATTAACTAAAGAGCCATTTTCCTGATGTCGGGAATATGGTGAACGAAACATAAGTATAGTTATATCTATTTTATACCTGTTTTGTACCTATTTTTACCGGACATTGCATTTTTTATGTTTTTACCGGACTTCCGGTAACATGTTAAGTGTATGTTAAATACATGTTAACACTTAACGTATAGGATCGTTATGCTGGTTCCGGCAAAACGTAGATTTACATAGATACAAAAAGAACCTCTTTCGAGGTCCTGATTGTTGAGAAAAAACAAGTGATTTATATAATGTTAACAAAGCTAGTAGTGGGCTCATCATCTACTCCATATTTCCAGAAGCAGAGTAAGGATTTCCAAGTCTTCCATCTAAATATAGAAAGTCTGGTGTTGAATGCTATCTCGTCTGTTGGTGACATATTCATAATTAATTGTTAATAACAATATATTAAGACGGTGGTGGAGTCAAATTTGCTGTGAGAAACTCAGCTACTCCGGCTAGTAATATCATTCCCCATATAGCAAATACAACGACAGCCAAAACGAGTATTGTTTCCAGGATTTCTGTAATGTAGGGGGCTATTTCTCCGGCACGTTTGATCCATTCATGCTGTCTGAATTCTGGCTTTGGATTGCCAAGTTTTTGCAGATTGATGTTAATTTGTCTAGTCATTTTTGCATGTTAAACTTAATCAAATTCTCCCACGTACTCTCTTCGTCCATCTGCTCTATCTTTTGCTCATAAGCTTTCTCTGCTTGTACTGTGTTGTACCAGTATACTCCGGCTACTAGAGGCATAAATAGAAGTATGTAGGCGATGTATAGAATCGCCACGACTGGTCCTGATCTTTCCATTAATGTTTTTTTCATTTTTGTTTTGTTA